TCATCGCGTCAACCCTTTCTTGTCATTGCGAGGCAGCCCGAAGGGCGACGAAGCAATCTCGCGTTTCATCGCGTCAGCCCTTTCTTGTCATTGCGAGGCAGCCCGAAGGGCGACGAAGCAATCTCGCGTTTCATCGCGTCAGCCTCCTCACGGTGTTCGCCAGCGCCCCCTCAAAAAAGCCCCTGATCCTCGGCTGTGCCGTCTCATAAGCGGGCATCAGATACGGCCTCGCCCGCAGCCCGCCGCGTGAGATAGCCCGCCCGATCAAAAACGTCACCGCTTCCGCCTCGTCTCTGCTCACCCGCAGCTTCCGCTCTACCCAATAGTTCAGGTTCCGCACATTCGGCCAGTGCGGCCCCGCCCCCAGCTCCATAACCGCACCGTGGGGCGCATAACTCCCGATTACGCCCAGCACTTCGCCCGGCCCGGCCTGGCGCACCTCTCCCTGGATCTTCGCCCGTAAAAATCCAGTATTCCAGGGTGCGTTCCGCCCCCCGATTTCGACCACCAGGTTAATGGACGAGTTCATCGCCCGCCGGTTCTCGTCCGTGGAGATCTGGTCATACGCCGCCAGGTTCTGCAGCGTCCGATCAAACCCCTTGGCCCTGACCTCAAAGTCCAGCATCATCCCACCGCCGTTCTGATCATTTTTCTTGTCATTGCGAGGCAGCCCGAAGGGCGACGAAGCAATCTCAATCTCATCATCATCCCACCGCCGTTCTGATCAGCGGCCGCAGCTTCTCCAACGCCTCCGGATCCCACCGGCCCGTCCAGCGCATCTCCCCGCCCAGTTCCATCGCCCCCCGGGCGTCCGCATATCCCTGCTGCGCCCGCAGCAAATCCCTGATCACGGTGATCCTCGCCGCCCCCACCACGTTAAAGGGCGGCCTCCAGAGGATGATCGCCGCCCCCGCCTCATGCGCCGCCTCCGCCGTCCCGTTCCGCCCGCCGATCACGCTGACCGTGTCCTCCTCCAGGTCCAAACCCGTCACGACCATGTACTCCGCCCCAACTTTGATCAGCCGCCCGACCTGCAGCGCCGTCCCCAGTCCAGACCGGTCCGCCGCGCCTGCGTCCGCCACCTCAAAAACGCCCGCTCCGGCGCTCATCTCCGCTGCCAGTGTCAGCCCGCTCTCCTCCCAGCAGCCCTCCCGGTCATCCGCATACCCCCACACGCCCGCAATCCGCACCGACCGTCGCCCCGCCGGGAAGCCCGCCAGACTCCCGGCCATGTTGAGGATGATCGTGTTAAAAGAGCAAAGCCGGTCAAACTCCTCCGCCACAGCCAGGTAAAAATCATCCTCGGCCAGGTCCTCATAGGTCGCCCCCTGGTCATAGCTCACAGAGATCGTCTCAACCGAGACCAGGTCCGGCACCCACAAAACGCCGTAGCCCGACCCGGAAAAATACCGTGTCGCCCGCAGCGGGTAAAAAAACCGTTTGCAGCGCTGGTCAATCGCCCGGCTCACGTCCACGCACCGGCGAAAAAGCGGATCATCATACCGCGTCACGCCGCTCTGGATCATGTCCGGCGCATCAGATTTAATTTCGTCTGGAGTAATATAAAGATTCATGCTGCCTCCCGCCTTGCAAGATCCCGCTCCCGGATCCCGGCCAAAATCCCGTCCAGCCGCTGGGGATCCATGGTCTCGCCCACGTTGCGGTTTCGCCACTCAGTCTGTTCGGTCAATCGCGCCCGGTCAATCAGCTCTGCCAGAGGCCCATCGCGCATGTCCAGCGGGTAGCTCACGAGATCCGCAAAATCCGTCCAGTGTTTCGGCGGCCCAAAGAGTCCGTTGTTCGGCCTGATCGGGTTCCGCTGGTTCAGCGAGATCGCAGGCTTCCCCCGCGCCACGGCCAGGTGCAAAAACATGCCCTCGCCGATCACCAGGTCCGCCTCGTCAATCTCCCGGTGAGACCCGTTCGGCTCGCCGCGCACATACGTCATCTCGGGATGCCGCCAAAGCCCCTGCCGGTCCAGCTCGTGGATATACCTCACCGTCACCTGCACGTCCGGCAACAGCGCCTGCAACGCCGCCATCGCAGCCATCGCAGCCCGGTTGCTCTCCAAAGCCTCCTCCCGCAGCGTCCCGTTGATCGGGGGGTGGATCGGCCCAAACAGGATCTGCTGCACACGGTCGGCGGGTTCGAAAGGCCGCTGCTCGCAGTAAGGCCAGCCGATGGCGTGCACCTCGCATCCCAGGCCCCAGCCCATCACGATCTCCCGGTGCGTCTCCGTCGTGGTCAAGATCGCCGCAATCCGCCGGTCGAAATCCCACAGCCCGTCATACCACCAGGGCGGCGTGACTGCATGGGGATAGAGTACGATCGTTGCCCCGCGCTCCCAGCACCGTTCGGCCAGCTTGTTCATCCCCGCCCCGCCATAGGCGTTCCCATGGTCAAACAGGGCCGCCTCGGCGCTCTTCCGCACCAGCTTGTGTCCAAGCGCGGCCAATCCCCGGATGATCGCGTCCGCCTTATGCTGGTGGGGCCGCACGAAAATTCTCATCGCACCACCCACAAAAACTCGCACACATCCCGCTCGCCCTGATATGCGCCCACGATCTCCAAACCCGCCTCGATGATCAGCGCCTCCCAACCCTCCCGCCGCAGGTGCCACTCCCACTGTCGGCTCCCGCCCGACAGCCTGCGATAGTCCTCCGGTCCGGGACTGTAGCTCAGGTTATGGGGCACTTCGATATATCCAAAGCCGTCCTGGGCAATCAGGTTTTTGAACCTGCCCAGGCAAACCAGCAAATCCCGGAAGTGCTCCATCGTCCCCAGGCAGATCACGGCCTCAAACGTTCGTGGCGGCTCCCAGTCCTCCAGGAAACCCTCAAAAAACGTAGCCTCCGGCACCTTCTCCCGGGCCAGCTTGAGGCCCTCCGGGCTGATATCCAGCCCAAACAGCGCCGCCTCGGGCCACCGCTCGGCCACATAAGCCAGCGTATGCCCGTTCCCGCACCCCACGTCCAGCACGCTTTCCGGGGGGTGCCCCAGATGCTGGCTCAGATACCGGTGGGCGGCCTCATTTCGTGTCACCAGCGCGGTCCACTTCGCGGGTTTCCGCAAAAAGTGCGCGTCATACTCCGCAACCAGTTGCTCATCCGCAAAGCCATCCTGCAACGCCATCCCCGGGTTTTTCCCGGGAGCCTCCGCCTGGATGCTCACCAGCCCCTTTTTCGCCCATTGCCGTGCCCTGTTCGCGCTCAATCCCGCGATGACATCTCCGGGCTCGTAGGCCCGCCCGGTCCTCGGATCGCTAAACGCTGTCGCTGCCGTGATCATCATCACTCACTTTTTGCCTTCTCCGCCGGTCTGCGGCTTCGTTTTCTCCGGCCCGGGTTTCCCGGGGGCCGGTTTATCGTCTTCCGGCTCGCTCAAAGCCTCATCAATCGTCATCTGCCCGTCATCCACCTCGGGCGCCTGGATCACCACCAATCCGCGCTCCGCATAGTGCCTGGCGCGTGCCTCATCCCAGCCCTCCACCGCCTGGCCCGGCCGGTAGGTCTTGCCGGAGGCCACGTCAGCAAACAGCCTCACCGCGGTCACAACCAAATCCTTCTTTTTTGCTGCCATTGCAACTCCTCATCCTGGGCGGCAAGCTGAGGGGATCCGAAATCCCCTCAGCGTAGTGCCCCGGGCAGGGCCCGCTTAACTCACAATCTCATCAACGCTGGCCAGGTCCCAATCGGTCGCTGGGGCATACATGGGATCGCCTCCCAACAGCACGGCGGCAACATCCACATCATCGGTCGTGACCGTGACGGCTAACCGCACATACCGATACCCCTCGGACAGTTCATCGGCGCGCAGGTTTATGATCGCCTGCTTATCCTCATCGCTCCCCGCTTCTGTCAGCTGGGTGATCGCTTTGTCTTCGATATCCTGCACATCGCCACCCGCTGCTGTTTTTGCCTCCTGGAGTTTTGCATCCAGTTTGGCTCCGGCTGCAAAGGCGCCGACCATGATCAAGGCCATGATCTGGTTGAACCTGCTCATGTCCGCATAGTCGGAATAATAGGTCTCTTCGCCATACAAGCCCTCAGTCAGGGTTTCGGGGTCAACCGTACCCAGGATCGCAAGCCTTTCGTATAATTTGCCTTCCATCTTTCACCTCCCGCCAGTTCAAAACTGGCATAATGCCGGGGCTGGATAAGCCCCGGCCTGTTTGAACTAGTTCAACGCCACAAACGGAGATACCTGCGTCTCACCATCAGCCAGCGTGATGGGTCCCTCCAGCCAGGGCGCACCGTGATTCCGTTCGGTCACCTTAAATGCGATCATGTGCTCCTCGAACTTGGCGCTTTTGTCGATGTCCAGTTCGAACGTCTCGCGGTCACCCATCACATACCACGAGTAATCTCCGAGCATAACATCGCCCTTGGTACCCAGTGCGGGCACCTTTTCCGTGAAGTTGATCTTCTTTCCCAATAGCCGGTCAGGAACATTGTTCGCTGCCATCTGGATCCACAGGTTGTTGCCGTTCGTGTCCTCCATCTGCATCAGCTCGGGGATGACGCTCTGGCTCATGTCCCACTCAATCACATCCATTCCGGAGAGCAACATCTTGGAATACATTGTCACCGCATCGATGAATTGGAAGTGGGCGGGCGAATTACGGCTCACCTCCAGCGTGCAAGGTGCGTTTAATGTCCCCAGCATCTCAGCCCCGCCGCCGCCCTGGATCGATTCCCAATCTTCCCGCCAGGCCATCGCGCCGCCAAATCCGCGTGGTCCTCTGTAATACGCCTCCAGCGAGACCGGGGAGTCCTGGATGGTTTCAATCGGGATGTAAACCAGGCCATGCAACGCGCTTGCCTCCAGGCGAAACTTTTTGAAATTCGCTCGTGTGCCCACGATCGTCTGCGCTTCCGCCGTGCGGTATACGATGATCCCGCCAAAAAACGCTGTTTTGTTCAACGCGCCCTGGCTCAAGTCCAGCTTCGACCACTCCAAAAAGCGGTTGGCCATCGGTATCACCAAAGCCCGGTTCCTAACCCGGCTTGCCTCGGCCCTGGCGCTCAGGACATCCTCGCGCTGTTGCGTAGGCAGCAAAAAGCCGCCCAAAGTGCCTGTGACGCCGCTCATATCCTTTTCGCCAGCGGCCCGGGTCTCATTACGCATCTTCTCCAGGCGGCGATCATAAACACCCTTTTCGCGGAAAAGATAGATTGTCTGCATATACTCGCCGATATGCTTAAATCCAGCCAGGTCCTCGGCTTTTCGGGCTTTCTCTTCCGCCTCTTTTGCCTTGGCTTTCTCGGCTTCAAGGAGGTCCGCGTTTTGCGCCATCTCCATATCCCGCAAGCTTTCCATCGCCTTGACTTTCTTGTCGATCTCTTCTGCCTGCTGGATGAACTTCCGAGCATCTTCAAGCTCGTTTTGAGTTGCGCCCTCTTTTTCGAGGTAGTCATGCGCCTTTCGCATCAGTTGGACCTGTTCGGCCTTCTGGTCCTCGATAACTTTCAGATCAATCGCTTGTACAGTCATTTCTTCACCTCTTCCTCGGGCAGATATTGCTGCCCCAAACTAATTTCCAATAGTTTCAGTTTAAGTCTCTCCCGCGTGAGTGCATCCTCCTGATGCGGCTCGGCGCGAAGTTGACGGCCATCTAAAGGCCCTGCATCCCCAGATGCAACTGCATCCTCAGATGCAGACCGATCATCCTGCTTAACCGCCGTGGTCACCGTCGCCTGGTTACACCCCCACGTCACCGGCGAATACTCCCACAGTTTAAGCTCTTTGTTGAGCCGGGCCTCCACCCCATCCACCCGCA